ATGTTCGTATTTGTTATAAAAAATGTTAGAAAAAGTAAAAATATTACTTTATATAGATTAGTTAAAAACACTGGTTTGTCTTATTCTTATTTGTCAGAATTAGAAAACAATAAAGTATATAATCCATCGCTCAAAACTATGTATAGCATTGCTAAGGCTCTTGACGTTAAAGTAGATGACTTGTTTTATAGTGAATTGGATATAGAAACATTAAGAGCAGAAATGCACAGTAGAATAGACCAATTTGGAATTAATAGTAAGGAAGTAATGGAAGTTTCTCAAATTATTGATTTATTAATAAATGTAAAATTTAAAAGCTAGCTACATCTCTGTAACTAGCTCTCCCTTTATTTTTTACTTGATTTATTATATAAATATCCCAAAAATTCTTTAAATCCCATGTTTCTTTTTCTTAACCAACAGGTCTAGTAAATTTTTTTAATCTTCTTTCAATCGAAGAAACTGACATTCTTCCTTTTACAACTTTTTCTACCAATTTAAACATTTTTTCATTGTCTGCAATCACTTCATACCCATTTTTTTCTAAAAATGTTATTGTTGACATTAAAGCAGTTCTCTTATTACCATCAAAAAAAGGATGATCCATCGAAAATGACCTTAAATAGCAAGCTGCTTTTGATAGTATTGTTGGGTATAAATCTTTTTTATCAAAAGTTTGCTTTGGCTGATTTAATGCTGAAACAAATAAATTAGTATCTTTTATCCCTCTAAATTGTTTGTTACATCCTTTCTCATACTCTGAGAAAAACTTATCAATTACTACCAAGTGTATTACAATTATTTCTACTGTCGTTAAGTATCTGGTTTTAATTTTTTGACAACTCTCTTAATGCTTCTTTGAATCTAAGTGCACTATTAAAAATATTTTCTACCTTTTTAGGAGAAATATCTTTTTTCCAATTTTTATTTAATCCAATTTCTTTTTGTACATTTGTTGGTATATTTATACTATTAATACTTTCCATTATTCTAGTCATAATTTCTCCCTCCTCCTGCATATAAAAAACCTCCTTGTAAATATATTATTCCCAAGGTTAATATATGCTATTCATTTAAAAATAATTGATAAGTGTTTAATATTATATATTTAATTTTTATGATTGTCAATAAATGTATCAAAAATATAATATCAATATAACAATTCTGTAATATTATTGTAACATTTTTAAACTGATTTGTCAAGATGTGCATTACTAGAAAATGGCTATATATCAGCAAAAACCGACACACGAGGTTTCGTTTTAAGCCGTTTTTATTTTTGAGCAATATACTTTGTTGTCTTTAAAATAGCTATTTTAGGTATGTTTTAGCCATGTAGCCTATATTTCCATTAACTTTAACTTTTATATAATTGTAACCATATTTTGTATAACCTTCTCCAAGATATTCTACTTCTGTGTCTTTAGTATACGCTTTTATTTTTCTGCCATTTGAATCTAATAACCATAGCCCACTATTTGCAGTTACTTTATAATATACTTTAGAACCTTGTTTGTTAGTATAATCTAAACAAATCCAACCTGCCCCACTTTTTAGTCTTCCCCAGTTTCCTTGTGTTTCTACAATTGTATATGTACCTTTATCTGTTATTTGTCCTTTTATTTTATAATTAGTTCCTGCACCAGCTCTTATATTTAAGCAATTTGCAGTTATTTTTACTAAATAACTATTATCAACTTTTGTGTCGTCTTTTTCTGTTATCTCTGTTTTATTTACTCCAGCAACTATTTCTTCGTATGGATAATTCCTTCCTGGGCAAGCTGTTGCATTTACATCTTTATGTCTTAAAATTTTAGTAATTGCATATTTATTTTTTAAATATATTATTAATTCAATTATAGCTTTCTTCTGTGCCTCAGACATAATATCTGTCTCAAAATTTCCTTCAGCACATATTCCTATACTAGTTCTATTATAACCATAAGCATGTGCTCCAATTGTATCTTCTCTTCTGCCTCTATAAATAGAACCGTCTTTTCTTACATAGAAATGATACCCTATGCATGTCCAGCCTCTATTTTTATGCATTCTATCTATATCTTCAACAGGTCCATTATATACTGCATGATGAAGATATATGCTATCTGTTTTCGCTCTTTTTTCTAATGTTCCATTTAAACTATATGTTCTTTCAATTATGTTCATAAAATTATTCCTCCTTTTTAATAGCTTTTTGTCCTAACAAATATGTTGATATAACACCATTTATTGCTGCTATAACTCCTGTTATTTGTGCACAGTAAGGTATTGTAATACCTTCAACTGCATTAATTCCTAAAAGTAATGCACTTATTATTGTTAATATGTTTAATACATATTTAGATATTTTCTTTACAGTTTCCATTTTTCTCACTTCCTTTCTATTTTAATCCTAGTTTTATTGCCACAAAACCTAAAAGCGTAGCTAAAATAAAGTAAAATATGTAATCTACTAGTTTATCCCATTTTTTCCCTTTACTTTTTTCAACGTCTTCTAATTTAGTATTTATTCCAGTAACATTCTTCTCTACATTTTCCATTCTAAAATCCAACTTTTCCATTATTACATAAGTCTTTTTTAGTTCATCAATATCCTTTTCTTGTTCATCCAGCCTATGATGAGCAGACTTATCGCTCTGCTCTACTTTTACTAGTCGCTCTACTAAATTTGTATCTTCCATACTTTTTATCCTTTCTTATCTTGCCCATTTTTTACTATTCAGCCAGTTTGTGCCGTTTCTAAATGCTGTGTATAAATTTCCTAAGGCTTTGCTCGTTTTTCATATATACCATCCTTTCTTATTTTATTTCCATTTTCCAACTGCAATCAGGTCTACACTTATAAGATTACTATAGCCTTGCCCATTCTCTGTAAAATCTTCAAATCCCAAAACCTGTATTTGAACACTTTCTGCTGTTGCAACCCCATTAAGTCTTGTTTGACAAAAACGAGAACCATTTAATCCTGTTGCAACAGTGCTTTGAACAGTTGGAATTTCTTTAAATTTGATTGGGTAAGTCCATGTAACTGCATTGCTTCTGTAAATTTTAATGTTCTGAACTGTAGTACTTAATGAATTACTAAGTTTAAAACTTTCTTTACTTACTGACCTTCTGCATATTAAATCTCCATTCGACCATTTAATAAAGTGGCCGTTCTCGTTTGAACCACTTTCTACTATATAAGGTCTATTTATTAATTCTTTAATCTTTCCCCATACATTAAACACTGTACTCACCCCTTATCACAAACTCAAAATATTCATTCGCTTCTGCGGCCCAGTCTGTTGTAAGTTTTATTTTATTACTTACTGCATTAGCTTCGCCTACTTCTCTATAATGTCCATCGCTTCCTGCATCATCGCTACTTAATATCAGTAGTTCTCCCATATAATACACGTCAAGACAATGTGTTCCGACCTTGTAGTAGCAAGGCAATGTTATAGTTCCGCCTTTGGCTACATCTGCAGTTAGTATTTCCTTATACTTATACATATTAGGTGCATCTTTTCCTGGGGCACCTTGTTCTCCTTTAGGGCCTGTAAGTGCTTTAAGTTGCTCTTCTGTAAACATATCGTATGTAAAAGCTTTTCCTTGTTCTCCCTTGGGACCTTGAGCTCCTGTGTCTCCTTTACTACCTTTTAAGTCAGTGTAGCTATAATCAGTTTGTCCTTGCACTCTTATTCCTAGCTTTGTACCATCCCAATTAAATTCGAGAGGTAAACCGTTTTTTACTATAAAATTACTTGTTTGGCCATCTGTGTAAGTAATTGTATAAGTATCTTCAACTCCAGAACTTGTTGTTTTTTCTATCTTCTCAATACCAACTCCTCGTGGCCCAGTAAGAACAATTTGGCCACCTTTGATCTCAGGTGTACTAATATTTCCTTTTAACCTTTTATCTGTGCTAATTCCCATCTTAATCACCTGCCTTTGCAGGGAAAAGAATTAATTCGGCAGGTCCAGTTTCATCAAAGCCCAGTGTAGTTTTAGTTTCATTCAATGCTATTTCATACCAATATGTTGTTGCTTTATTAATTTTAGGCCCAAAAGTAGTATCTTTTTCTGTTAATATTATATCCACTTCCTCTGTATTACTATTTACAGTAATTTCTTTGTCTAAAAGAGGCTCTTTGTCATAGCCTTTCTTTTCAAAAATCCTAAATTGAATTTTATCCCCATTTTGAAATTCATAATTTTTAGTTTCGGATAGTGGTATTGAAAATTTAATTGTACCAGCATCTCCTCTACTAACAAAAATGGTTCTCCCATCTTCACTAACTTTAATCATTTTCTTCCTCCAATTCATATTTCATGTATCCATCAATTTTTAAAATTGCAAAAACACATCCTGTTTTTGATGCAATATTCTCTTGCGTAAAACTTTCTGTAAAATTAAAATCACTAGATATCTTAAGCTGATGTAACCCTTTTATTGTGTTTCCATTTGAATCTTTAAATGAGCTACTAATATCAGAGCATTCCTTTTTTTCCGTTATATGTGAATTATTGCTTGGAGTAGATGGTGTATAACCATTTGCTCCAAATGCATTGGGAATTTCCACATAAGTAGTATTATTGTTAAGAAAAATTCCTCCCATATATTCAGCATTTATTTGCCTACTATATAAATTATTTGCTTTGTATAGTTTTAAATTCCTGCTATATCCCCAAACTGACTTGTTGTCTAGTCCCCAATAAATTGGGCTATGAAAAAGTTCTACTATAGCACTTGTTACATTGAAATTTTTTGGAATTATTAAATCAATTGTTGCTTCCTCTTTAACAACACCAGTAGGAGAAATTGTGTCATTTCCTATAAAACCAACTATTTGATACCCTCTCGTATCGTATGTATATGTATTCATCAAACCTTTTTCCGAAATTACTGTAGCGCCATTTGATAATTTTGCATTACCATATTGATCTAATTTAAAATTCTTTGTTTTTATGGTTCCATTATCTAAATCAATTTCCATACCCATAGAATTTTGAACATAATTACTTGATTTTATTTTCCCTGTTGTTATATTGTCTCCAGAAATAGTTGTGCTCCCTCCTGTTGCGAGGTCTGTATATTTTACATATTTTTCTGTAATTTCTGTAACAGTTCCTTGTAAGACTGTTAACTTGTTACCATCTTTAATAGCAATAGTCATAGTTGATTTTGAGGAATTTATAAAATCATTTTCCTCAAATTCTCCAGTATTTTTTCCTATTTGGCATATAAATAAAGTACCATCTTTTTTTATCCACCAGTCTCCAGAGCTGTATGGAGGAGATGGATTGGAAAAGAAAACACTTCTTTTATGGTCCGTTTTGACATCTAAATTTGCATTAGTTAATGCCATGCTCTGTATTAAATTAATATCATTTTGCTCAGACCAACCTGTTTCAATAAACTTATAAACTTTTCCAGTGTTTTGGTTATAATACAAATCGCCGTAATGTTCTTCAACAGTTGTCCACTTCGTATATGGTTCATTTTCTAATGTAGGAAGTCCAGAATAAAACCAGAGCGAAATTTCGTTCTGGCTATCTATAACATCTGCTAAATTAATAATTAAAGAATTAACAATATTGTTAAGTTCATTTTCAACCTTGTTCAGCAATTCTTCCTTCATTTCCTTGTTACTACTTTCGAAATTCAGCTTAAACCTAATTAGCAACTCTTCAATACTTCTCGGTCTTGATAAATCTTCCTTTCCCATAATTCCTCCTACCAAGTAACTTTTCCATTCTTATAAACAGTGAATCCTTTCAAGCTCTCAAACACACTCTTCATCTCATCTTCTGTATAGTCTAAACTTTTTACATATTTGTACAGTTTAGTTCTTTCAGTATCATTTAGTTTGTATTGCGTTCCTAGTAGCATTAATTTTTGTTCATAAGTAATTTTCATATTGTTTACATATTCATAAGTTTTTTTCTTTGAACTTCCACTTACAGTTTTTCCCTTAGTTGTACCATTTTCTTTTATATCAGATTCAAAATCCTGTTGTAAATATTTTAAATATTCATTTATGTATTTTTCATCGGTAATACCTGTCTTTTCTAGCAAATTTAATTTTTTCTTTGCAGAATCGTTTGATAATATGTAATTTTTATATATTTCTGTTTTTTCTTCTGCAGAATAATTAGCATTTTGTAAAATTTTAAGCTTATCTTTTGTTTTTAAATTTTGACTTTCTTTTAAAATGCCTGTATTAACTTGTCTTTCCTTTTCCTTGTATGTTTTTTCTTTATAATCAGCATAAGTTTTTAATTCTATATTTTTATTTTTAATTTTTTCTTCATCCGTAACTTCGGTCCAATTATTATTTTTGTCTTTATAATATTCTTTATCTCCGGACTGTTGCATAATTACTATTTGTAGTTACATTATTACTTTCATTAATAGCTTGTTCAGCTAAACTATTAATCTTAGACTGTATCTCCTCAACCGCTTCTTTCTTTGCTTCTTGAGTCATATCAGACATCTGTATAGTTCTTTTTTCTTTGTATAATTTTGACATATCTGAATTCACACTATTCAGATATTTTGCTTTCAACACATCACTCTCAACAGGTTCAACATCATTTGCAAGTTGAGTTGTCTCTTCAAGTAACTCATAAAACTTACCTGGATTTTTATTCTTTAAAGTACTATTGGCTGTAAATTTATCTTGTATTATATTATCTTTAGCCTGTGGCGTTATCTTAGGCAATACAATATCTCCTATACCACCACTATATTGATCTATTAAGTAGTTTATCTTTTTAGGACTTACATTTATTTTTTCTCCCAACCACTTACTAAATTCATCCGTAGTTTCATCATACTGATTTTTAGGTAATTCTTTTTGCAAACGACTTGATACAATATTTGTTCCATACCAAGTTTTATTATCCTTTACAGCTTTAATAGGAGCAGTAATATTATCTTCAAGAGGATTATTTGGTGCCATTTGGCTCACTACTTCAGACCACCAATTATCAAAAGCCTCTTCGTTGCCCTTAGTTGCTTCTACAGTTCTTCTTGCTGTCATTCCTATAACACTTAAAACTCTACCTTTTGGTATTCTTACAAAATTACCATCTGATTTTTTAAACAAATAGTATTCATCTTTTATATAATCGGGTAATTCCTCATACTCATCATCGTCTCCAAGTAAAACATCATTAAGTAATGCAGGTGCTACCCCTAAAAGGACAGACTTAGTAATTAGTTGTGCATAGCCTTTCCAACCATTCTGTCCTGTTATATTTCTAATTTGTTTAGATAACCCCTGTACACTTGCATTTAAAAAATTTGCACCATTTCTATTTAAAAATTTTGTAAAATTGCCTCCACGTTTAAAATTTGTTGTTATCTCTGCTGCATTGTACATTGCTTCATTTATGCTTCCTCCGTTCTCTATTGTAGAAATAAATTCTGCAAAACGTGGTAAAGTCTCTACAACTTCATTCGCTTTATTTATGCCATCACCAAATTTATAATTTTTGGTTGGCATTTTTGTATCATATTCATAATATGTATTACTATTGCCGCCATTTGCTAAGTAAAGCATATACAATTCACTTTTCTTCCCTTTAGTCATTTCTCCTATTGCTTTTGCATAATTCTGTGCAAATTTTCCAGGATATTTTGAATTGAACGCACCATCTTGAATATCTTTTATAGGATTTACCATTGCGAATCCAAGGTTATATGTTGTAAGCAAATCTCTTTGTATTTTCGAAACTTTTTGTAAGCTCTTTGATACTGCTTTTGTTAAAATATTAGAATTTTCAAAGTCTTTAAATACATCTTTTGTATCTAAACTTTTATATAATTTATCATCAATTTTTACATTTACAATATCACCGTCATCATAATAAATCAACTTTGTTTGACCATCAGAATTATCAACAAGTGAATTATTAATTGAATTAAAAAACATATCTGCAGCAGCATTTGAATCATTTGTTCTTGCTATTTCTTCATACACTGACTTATTATTTTTCTTTATTACATCTTTAAGTTTTAACGTATTCGCCACTTCTTTGCCTAATTCATTTTGTCTTATTGCTTTTTTAGCTTGAATTGCGTAAGAAGCCATAGTTTCTTTTAATGGTAAAATATCTGAATTTCCCCCTGTAGCACGTTTAATTGGATTCTTTCCACCTGCTACCTTTTCATCACTCTTTACATTAAAATTATTTTCAATATTTCTTGAAATTTTCACATAGTGAGGATACATTTCGTTTAACTGATTTTTAAATTCTTCAGTTATAAGCCCTGCATCAACAAAATTTTGTAATTCATTATCATAATATGTATAAACATCCTTTGCCCATTCTTTAAATTGTGGATATTTAGTTTCCAATTTTTTAGCAATTTCAGCTGACTGTGGTGCGTTTATTTCATATCCCAAAAGTGGATTATTTTGATTTATCCTATCAACGTTATGCTTATATAACAAATATTCACTAAATTCATTAACTAAATTAGCCTTCTCTGCAGGTTTCCATATTTCCTTAACAGACTTGCCTATAATCTTACCATTATTATCTGTTTGTCCCCTTCCAATTGTAAATTGTCCCTCTGAAAATGCACCCAGATTTCTATCATACTTATAAGTAAGTTCCGGATTATTCTTCTGCTTAGCAAGCTGATCAACATAGTGTCCTTTATTAACGGTTGCTTGTATGAATTCATCTTTAAGTACCTTTAGTGGACTTTTATCTTTTGGAATATCTTTTAAAACTTTAGGAACTTTAAAATCCTCATTCTTATCAAAACTATTTTTTACTTGTGTTGTAGCCTTAGGTGCAATTTCCTCAATTAAAGGACCTCTCTTAACATTTTTTCCTATAGGTGCAATATTATTATTAATTTTAATATCTTCCAAGTTTGTTCTTGTTCCTGCTGTTTTATAATTTTTTTCTAAATAATCTTGCCAGGTTTTGTTGTTTTGAGAATACCTTATGTCAGAATTACTCGTTGGACTAATATTATCAACCTTTTTTATTTGATTTGAATTAAATGCAACATAGTATGAACCATCACCTTTTTTTAGTTTCACTTCTATTCCATCATATCCTTTACTTATAAGCCATTCTTTCATCTTTTCTGTTGAAGCAACACCATAATTCGAATCAATTATATCAGCATTATAATCAATATTTCTTATTTTATTTGCTAGATCTACTGTATTTTCCCCTTCCACAACAAATGGATTTTTTATATTTAAGTATCCTTTATATATTTGTTTAGTTCCTCCATTATAGTCAACAGCTTCTTCTGCATAGCTTTCTGCCATAAGCTCATTGTCAGTAAAATAGAAACCTTTTCCAAATACATTATCTTCATTAGTTTTGTCTATATCAAAAATAGTTATTCCGTCTGTATTAGATCCGTGATATACTTCTTGTAAATTTCCATTTTCATCTCTTACTTTACTATTCTTAAAGTATTCTTGCTGTTCTTTGCTTAACTCTCTACCTTTATTGTCAAACTTAAAAGAACCTGAATTATTTTCAGATTCTTGCATAGAATATTTAGTAGTAGTATTGACATCATCTTTAATTGGTGCTATACTATTAGTAGAAGTTATATCTTCATTACTAGTGATGTTTTTATCACTCGGCCTTTGAGCCACTAAAGAAGATTTGCTTCTATTTTTTTTGTCCATTTTTCCAATATTGTATATAGTATCAATGCTTCCATTTTTCCCAACTGACATTGTAATTTTATAATATTGACCGTCAAAATCTTCAAAATATGCACTTCTATAATCAAATCCATCTCTTGCAAATTTGTGGTTTTTATAATCTGGAATTGGTTTTTTATTAATTTTTTGTGAAATTTGTGCTAATTCATCTACATGTGTTTCTGCTGTTAATTTTGATAAAAATTCTTTATTGTTTAAATATCTAGTATTGCCATTTTTATCTGTTATTTTATTCCTAAATTTTGCTTTCCCTGCGGTATCTTTTGTAATTGTTAATATATCTCCGCTTTCTGTTTCTACTTGAACATCTTTTCCTTGTCTTATATTATTATTTATATAATTCTCGACTTGTGTTTCCCATTTTAATGAGTCATTTCCCGTAATTACCTGTCTATCAGCTTTTACATATTTGCCATTATTGTTTTGTTGTATCGAAAGTTTAGTTTTATTTGTATCTAATCCTTGATATTCTTGCTTAAATGCGTTTTCAAATTTATTTTTTACATCAGTCCAATAAATCTTTTCACTTTTATATCCCAATTTTGCATTTAATCGATTAAGTTTATCTATTACCCAACTGTATATTCTTTGTCCCAAATTTTTATTTTTAATTGTTAAATTATTTACAAATTCTTGGTTACCTAATTTACTTCCTAGAATATCAGCTACAGCTTCGCTGTCTACCAAAGTATTAAATTCTTCACTGTTTTTATCATAAACATTAGAATACAATTCTTCTAATGACTGTCTAGCCTCTTGATATCCTGATTTTGTTTTATCGTATTCCAAAATTAAATCTCTTAATTTATTATACTGTTCGGTACCTTCTAAATCGTGTGTTAATTCGTGAATAGCAATATTTTCTAAACTTTTCTTTGTGTCCGCATTAGGATTAATTATAACTTCCCTTGTAGTATTTCCATTGTTGTCTTTACTAATTTTCCAAATCGCATTCTGTCTATTATCGTTAAAAACATCTGCATCATATCTAGCTTTTATTCCTCTTTCATTTGTTACTCTAGCTATACTTTGTACTGTATCATTTTTAGTATCAATATTATATTTTTTAGCAGTTTCAAAATAATCTAACTCTTTAATTAGTGTATTTATACCATTTGGCTTTGTTTCTTGAATATTTTGATTTTGAGCGGTTTTAGTATCTGTTTGAATAGTTTTTTGTTCTATGTTGTTTTGAGCGCTTTGAGACAATTCTGGTGTTTCATTTTTTTGAGTTGTTTCCCATTTTTCACCTGTTAAATAATCTGTTTTATTTTTTATGCTAGAAATGGTACTTGGCGCTTGTGCTATCACAGATGTAAGTGTGCCCATCCAGAATTGTTCTGCCAAATTTTCATCTTTAAGAATATTTTTCAAATCTTCTTCTTTCATAAATGTTGCTTTTTTTCCTATAGCTGACACAACTCCTGAAACAACTTCCTCAATACCTTCTCCTGTTGCCATTAACCCAGATTGAACTAAAGTTTTTACCATTTTGTTTTTTATATTTCTGCTCAACCCTTGTACAACAACTTCATCTAAAGCTCCTCCAGTAGGATTAAATCCAACCTTTCCAAAAACTTTGCCTAAACCACCAAACATTAATTCAGAGCCTGCTTCCCCAATACCAGAGATTATTCCATAAGCAAGGGCTTCTTGGTCTGTTGCTCCATTTTGATAAGCTTCTGTAATTCCACTTCCCATTGAACTTGCAAAGGTTGTTGCAGTTGTAGCAATATTAGCTGCCTTTGCTGCACCTTCTGCTGTTTTTCCCAATATTCCTGCGGTTCCACCTGTTGCAGTTCCTATAGCAGCTGTTCCTGCAACATATCCTAAACTTTCTGCCATCTCTTTTCCTTTACTTCCCAAAATAGAATTTTTATCAATTTTAGAAGACAAAGGTTTTGTATATTTATCCACTAAACTTACCTGTGCATTTTTTCTTACTTTGTCAGCATATTCATCCTTTCCTAAAAGGTCAGCCACTCCTGCTATTCCATAAGAGGCTAAGTCTCCTATATTTTCACCTATATTTGCAACCCCTTTTACTACTTCAGTTCCTAAAGTAGCACCTGTGTCTAACACAGTTTTGGTAATATCTCCAAAATCATATCCATCCTTAAATGCAGAACTTTTCTTAAATACCTTTCCATTATCTATGCCTAAATCAGAGTAAATATAATCTACATCATATATTTTATTATTTTTGTCTTGCAAAATTTCATTTCCCTTTTGCTGTAGATTCTCAAATTTTTGCTGTTGTGCTTGCATTTTGTTTAGATTTAATGTTCCTATTTTCAAACCTGAGTTTTGCTCTATTTTTCTTAAATCTGCTTCAGTTAAGTTTGTAGTTGTTTTTGCCATAGGTGCTATTATCTTGTTAGTTGCTTGTATTGCACTGCCTGTTATTGCTGGTATAGTTCCCATTGTTGTATTTCTTGTAGAAATATCTTCTGCACTATTTAAAATTCTATCTATATCATATTTCTTTTTCTTCTTTTGGCTTTGATTTTCTGCATTATTAAATATTCTATCCAAATCAAATTGAGCCATAATAGCACCCCTTATCCATTTAATTTGTTAACTATGGTTGCTGCTTCGTCTTTGGTTATTCTTCCTTGTGCTAAAGCACTGCTTATCAAGTTTTCGATTTTTGTAGTGTTTTTAGTCAGTGCACTTAAGCTCTTAGTAACCATCAATAAAGTAGAAGCATTATTACTTAACTTTGTGTTAGTGTTAATTTTAGTTGCATTTTTTGCCCCCATAAGTCCTGCTCGTAAAGCTCCTAATATCTTAGTACTGATGTCTCCATCTGTCGTTGAATCGACAGTATAATCACCTTCTTTAGCAAGTGCAGCAGCAAGTTTTCTTTCAGCTCTTGCATTTTCTATTGCATATTGCCTTTCTTTTTGATTAAATTCTTCTCTCCATTGTTTTCTAGATTCTTCATACTGTTCTTGTTTTTGTTTAAACTCTGCATCCCATTGGTCTTGAGCACGTTGTCTTTCAATTTCAGCATTTATTTGAGCTAATACATTTTGATATCTATTATAATAATTATCATTTATATTCTGTAATTGTGTTTGCTTTTGTTGTAAAAGTTGATTTCTATATTGGAATCCTTGAAGTGACAATTCGAGCTCTTGTTGTAAAGCATTGTAAGCAATTTGAGCTAACGCACTATTGTTTGCAAGTTGAGCTTCTTTAATTCCATTGTCATAGTTAAGCGCAGCCTTATTATAACTTTCCATTGCACTTGCTTTTCTGTTTTGATATGTATTCCACATGCTAACTTGCATACTCTGTGCATACCCACTATTAGATAAACCATTTGTTGCTAAATTTTCTGCATTTGCAGAATAGGTATTACTTTGTTTTTGCCAGTCAGAATATGCTCCTTTTTGCTCTTTTACATAATCTTTTCTTGTTTGTTCTTTCTCTTGATTAATCTTATCAATCGTAAAATCTGTTTGTTGTTGCTGAGCTTCTTTCTGCTCTTTTGCATAATCTTTAGTTGCATTTATCTGGTCTTGATAATATTTATCCGAATTATTTACCATATCATTATACATGTTTTCTGATTTTGTTAATTGTTCTTGTTTTTCATTTTCTATATTTTTAAAACGTTCATCTTCATAATTAACAGCATACTTATCCATATTCTACCTACCTTTTCACATAACTTCCCACATAACTTTCTAATGTCAGTTTTTCAACACTAAAAGGTTTTGTAGCGCTCATTTTAATCTGAATACTCTTCCATTTTTTCTTTTTAATTCTGGCCACTATATAACCTTTAACATTTTTATATGTATCTATATTTTCAAAAGTTTTATTATCAACTTTAACAGACACCAAAATACTCTCTCCAGACATATTTACAATACAACCTTTTTTATTTGTAGTTTTTTGCATCTGTGGATATTTAAACTCATCTTCAAGTGTTGTCCAATATGATGTAATATTGCGTTCTTGCGTAAAATCTGTTAAAGTATAAATTCCATCATTAGTTCCCACATAAAGAATACCATCATTTTCTATTGCAAATGTAATAGTTTTTTCAAGTTCCCAATAAAACCACTCATATTCAGTGTGTGTGTTATTTGTAAACATTAATCTACTATCGGCCAGATAAACTTTATTATCAACAAATACTAACAAATATCCTTTGTGTTCACACAAAATTAAATTCTCATAATTCTCCTCTTGGAGCATTTTATTATCCACTAAACTACTCCTGTGTGATGCCACTTGTTCTGTAGTAACATCTCCAGTAATTGCTTCCATTCCTCTGTCTGAAAAAAATACAATATCATCATTAAAATTTATTCCTGTAGCCACACATCCTAGTGAAATACTAGAGTGTGATGAAGGATATAGCTTTCCATAATCGCTATCTGTGGCTGGATTATGATAAAAAATTGAAGTATTTGCAGAAGAAGGTTTCTTAAATACCCATAATGCATTATTTCCACTTACCATTGCTGTTATTGGACTTAAATCAAGACCTTCATTATAAAAATCTAAATCACTTACATATCTTGGATTTCTAAGAGAGCTGTGAAAAATAGTATTAGGGTAATCTTGATTTCCACTAAAGAATACCCTATTATCAAATAATTCTAATAGAGTGCACTTTAATATTTTTTCTTTTTCCCCAGATACTGTTTTAGAAAATTGAATAATTACATTATCTGTCCCAACAGAATCAGGTTCTTCAGGAGCTGTATTAAATGTTATTTTACCATTTACCTTATCTACAGAAAAATCTGTTATCTCAACATCATTCACCCAGGCTTTGACTGTATAGTCCGAATCTAAATCAGTTGTGTCTAGACAATATTGGGTGCTTTTTCCATCTGCACAAAAAGTATTTTTTCTTTCTCCGGTAAGCAAATTAACATCTTCTAATGTTTTTCCTCCTCCTCCAGGTGCTCGCGATATTGTTGTAGTAGGAATATATCCTGTTACATCTTTTACTGTTTGTCCGTTATACTCTAGATAATTTATTCCATCTTTAAAAAAGAAAATGTTATTATGAACAAAGCCACAACTTTTTTTTGGATTCAAACCATTTTCTTTTATTTTTGTTAATACTTTTGTTTTCATGTTGTAATCATATAAAGAAACTCCTGCATGTATAATCATATGTTTTACATCTAAAATAGTATAGAAATTTATACTAAAAATATTTAAATCAAATAATTTAAACAATTCTAAGCCAGGTCTGGTTTCAATGTTTTTTCCTAATTCATTGCCATAATTTTTCCACATATTGAGTGCATCTGGGCTTCTCATTAAAGAATTATTACTTTTGGTAAAATCAACTCCTCTGAAATTGCCATAAACTCTAGTAATTAAACTTCCACTTACTTCTGACATAGTCTCCTCCTAAAAATCTATTCCACCTTCTATTGAACAGCTTGATTCACCGAATCGTGGATCTAATCCTTGTTTTAGTTCGGTATATCGGTTTGCATATATTTGTCCATATTGATTTGAAACATCACTTTTTAATAAATCAGCTGCAACTCCATAAGGCATTGTTTCAAGTGCATCTTCGCTAATTTCAAGTTTTGTAGTGTCTGGACTTGAATGATTAATTTTTTTAGGATATCTGTAATAATAAACGATAGCTTCGCCTGATTCCTGAAATTCTATAATGTTGCCAAACCTTTCATAGTTTAGTCCCTTTATTTTATTCAATTGATAAAAGTTATCTAAATCTTCCAGTTCAAATTTTGAATTTTCTGTTGCTTCTACTATTTCTATGGCAGGAATTTTCTTTATTCTTGCTAATTCATGTTGAATTTGGTCTATTACATCATTTATTTTACTTGCAAAGTCTGGGTCATCTGTTAAGTTCTTATTTTCAGTATTTATTTCTTCAATTAATCTAAACACCTTTTGTTTCATATCCCCTAAAGTCATAGTATCCTCCTTACTCCTTATCTGGAGATTTTAACAATTTATATTTTTCAATTGCTTCATCGATTGTAAGCATTATATATTCACTTATTACAAAACCTTGTCCTTCAATGTATATAAGTAATTGTTCTGGTTCCAACTCTATTTCTTGATATTCCTTTTGAGAAACTTTTCTTCCATTTCTCATAATATATTCTTTTTCAACATCCTTTATTAAAATATTGTTTATAATCTTATCTACTATATGTATTTTATATCCTTCACCCTCTTCAAAGTCATCGCATAATTCTATATCTTTGCCGTTATTTTTATATCCACCATAAAATCTAACATTAGGTGTTATTACATATTTTTCTAAACTTTCTAACTTATCCATTTTAACCTCCTGCGTGCGCTGAGGAATTGCACCTCTTCTTCTTCTCTTTTTGCACGATAAAAGACATACCATTAAAGGTATGTCTTATTTTTAATAAATTATAGCAACTTTTACAGCTACATTTTCTGGAACAACTACTACAGTTCCATCATTATTTGCATATTTTGCACTTTCAATTCTAATAGCTACAATGCCTCCTGCCGGTATATCTGCAAGAGTCAAGTTACTATCTGCTGCTGCATAGCTTCCTTTTGTTGGAGCTTTTACAGAAACATCATAAGCTGCCTCTCCTGTATTTTGTGCAATAATAGTTAAATATTCAGAGCCTGCAAAGTCGTTTGGTATTTTAAAACTTACACCATCTGCAGCTGCTGTTGCAGCCTCAAATGTTAATTTTTCAATTGAATTAAATTTTACTTTTACTGGTTTTATTTCTTTTACTGCCATATTAAAAATCCTCCTTATATAAAAATTAGCTCCCAAAAGGGAGCTTTATTTTAGTGAGCTAAAATAACATATAGTTCTTTTGGTCTTACTAATTCACCGCCGTAAACATGTAAACCTTTTACGATGTCAGCAAAACCTTTTTCTTTCCTTGCTTTTTCAACTTTATCAATTCCATTTGCTAAAGCCATAGCTTTTTTAGTTCTAATCATTTCATAATCATCTGTTCCATCATTATATAGATTATTAGACATTCTCATGTAGCAGTTGTTATATTTTCCCACTGCACCTCTTTTAATATATTCTACGTTATCTGTAAATATTGTTTGTAGTTTCTTTCTACAAGCTGTTAAATGCTCTCCATTTAAGTCAGCAGCTAATTCTGTTTTTGTAGTTACACCATTTTTATATAGTTTTACTAGTCCTGCATCAATAGTTGCAAATGGATCAGATTCTGCAGATATATCTGTACTTTGAGATCTCATGTCTTTACGAGCTTCTTTTGCAAGAGTTCCTACGAACTTATCGTAATCTTCAGCTAAAGCTTCTTTTGCTTCATCAAATTGTGTTTCTAGGTAGCCAGGTTTGCTTTGAGCTCTGTCAACATCATCAACTTCAAATGCAAAGGCTTTAAATTGATCAATATCAAGATATTGTGAATTATCACCCAAATTCTCAACATTTAAATCCTTTCCTGGTATGTAAGTTTGTATAGTAGGTCTCACAGCACCAACTATTTTAAGTCTAGCACCTTGTTTAACCTCCTCACTAAATTGGTAATTACACCAATTTGCTAACAATAAATCATTTTTTAATTCTTTTTGGCAATATTTTGACCAAAATTCAGGTTTAAAGTTACCTGCCATATTAATTCCTCCTTTATTCTACCACTTTAGCATAGATTTTCGAATTAAATCTAAATTCTTTTCTATTTCTGAAGGAGACATTCTGTCATATTCTGCTTCAGAAATAAAATCTTTATCTCTTTTCGGATTAGAATTAGTTAAATCTCCAACCTGTTCAATTTGTGGTTTTGGTTGTACTTTACGAAATAATTCGTAAGCTTTTTTTGCTGAAACAGTTTCAAGTCCATTATCCTTAATGAAGTTTTTATATTCTTCACTTGCTAAAACTTTCTTGTCTGCTCCAATGCTTAAAAGTTCCTTTTCACTTTCTATTGCTTGTCTTTTTTCTGCAAGAGTTTTAAAAATAAGTTTTTCTCTATGAGTCATGTTTTCATGGCCTATTTTTGTAAGTCTGTCTACCTCTTCTACTATGTCTTCATATCCTGAGTTTATAATATCCTCAGCATCAGCATTTGCTAATATTTGTTCTTCTCTATCTGTAAAATTTCTTTGACTTTGAGGTATTTTTACCCCTTGCTCCTCATAGTATTCTTTTAATTGTTTAGTAGCTTCTTGCATATCATTTGTGCCAAGACCAGCACCCACAACATTCATAAGTTCAGAATAATTATAATATTTTTTTTCATATTCTCTTCTTAACTTTCTTTCCATATTGCGTTTTTTTCTAGCCAAAATCTCATCTAATTCAGCTTCAGTGTATTTCTTTTCTTCCTCTACTATAGGTTCAGTGGTGGTTTTTTCACCTTCAACGACTTCTTCTGTGGCTTGTTCTCCCACATTTTCAGTAGTATCTTCAACTACTAGGTTTTCTGTTTTTTCATCTTCCATTATTAATCCCTCCCATTTTTTTATAAGTGTTTGTCTTCACTTACCCATACAGTTTTAAGTCATAAATGCTTGGACTAAAAAATAGCAGTCAAACCTTCGTTTAACTGCTGTATATTTCACAACCCTTTAACTATAAGAATAGTTAGTAGCTGTTGAAAACTAATTTAATTAACTATTTTCCAGTCCTCTGCAAGCATATCAGCTTGACTTGCCAACCAACCTAATTGAACTCCTGATGTTCCTACAAATGCTATTGCACAATTTCCTATTGCTTCATGCTCTGCATTTATCATTTTCCCTTCAGCATTTTTGTAACTAATACACATTGCTAGTTCTATGTATTGGTTTTTGCCATTCCAGCCCTCTCTTTGTACTTTGCTTCCGTTTTTTCATTGCTTTTATTGCGTCTCCAAAGTCCATACTATTTAACCTCCCTTGTTATTCCTTTTATTGCCCAAAATTGAGCTTCTTCTAATTTTGTTAGTACAAGTGATGTTTCTCTACTAGGTTTGCAATTATGGTCTATCACATCATACATATTAGAAAATGAACTTCTAATTAAGTCTATTCTGTCTTGCTGTTCTTTGCTTACTTCTATAAATTTTGCTCTATTATTCATTGGTTTTACCTCCTTTTAAATCAAGCTATTTGTTGACTTTCACTTAATTGTTGTGCCTGTGCATCTGGATCATTATTAATAAACTGCATTGCTTTTTGTTTCATTAATTGAGCTTGTGCATTTATCTCTGCTATTTTTGCTTGTTCCTCTTCCATTTTCTTTATCGCTTTTAACAACTTTTGCTTTGGCATCGCACTATCATCATCTAGTGTTTCAACATAGACTTTTAGTTCTTGTAATCTTTGTGCACTAAAATATCCACCCTTTAAAAGATTTTCAAGACTTTGTTCTTGTGCAAATTTATCGTAAGCACCGCTTTGGTGTTACATCAACTTTCACATCTGCTTGTAATTTTTCTAAAATACTTCCTTCCACTGGTACAAGTGCTACTGTAGTTTCTCCTGTTGGACCTGTTATTTCCTCATCAAGTGTTAAGCCATCTCTATTATAAGTTTTTATATGATCAAGTAAAACCCTAGCAAAACACTCGATGAAGTATTTTAAATTACCATTTTGTTCTTTTAACGGTTGTTGAGCTGCTTGTTGAACAGCTAAAATTGCTCTTCCTGATGCGTTTTGAAGAGTGCTATTATTTAAACTTCCGCTTGCAACATCTGAAGCATTTGCTAGTTCTCTTGATACATTAATTAAATCATTCATTAAAGCCTGTACATCACTACTCATTTGAGCAGGACTAACATTTGTAAATATCTTATTTACATCTTGTACATCAGAACCCTTAATTTTTATAATTGCACCAACTTTATTTATATCTTTGGGGTTTTGGATTTTTTCAATTGCAACTGCTTTTGTTGGATAGGCTGTAAGTTTTGCTACCAATGCTCTCCTCATTAGAGTTTTATTAACTTCCAGTTGGTTTGGAATCAAAGGTTCAACTTCTCCTTGACCTCTTGCACTTCCTTCCTTTTCTTCCCAAATAAAATGAATTACAGGATAATAACTTAACCCTGTATTTGTATCTTTCTTGATTTCTACATATCTGGTTGATTTTGCATAATGAACTTTGCCGTCTTTCTTATATAACTTTGTAACAATTGTTACCATATCATCTTTTTCCAGTTTAGATTCTTCTCCACTTTCTTCAAAGGTTTCATTATCACCCACAATCAAGTTTGCTGATTCTTCACTTACTCCACAATCTATAGCAATTTGTCTTGCCTCAATTACAGATACTCTTTGTTTTACAAGTATATATGGTTGTTCTTCTATTTCATCATTGTTTTCATTTCCATAGTAAACATCAACCTTTGAAAGAATTTTTATTTTAGGAGTAGCTTTTTTCTTGTTATAATCAATGTAACAAACACATTCTCCGTTTATTGCTGCATTTTTACAAATCTTCTGTATTTTCTTATCTAAGTTTTCATTTTCCCAGATTTTTGCAGCCTTACGATTTAACAATTTACAAACTTTTTCTGAAGTTTCTTTAAACTCATTATTTTCCAAGTTTTCACTTGAATAAACTATAGCCCACAAATACTGTATTACTACACCAACTTTGTAACGAACGATAGGTTTAATGTAATTTAATTGTATCGGTTCAATTCCTGTTATCTTAAGGTCTTTGTTTTGGTCTCCACCAAACATTCTAAAATTCAAATCTGTTTGTGTGTACATATTTTTTAATCTCATGTAGTCCTGTCCTTGTTGATATAATGCCCAAATATCGGTTTCTTGCACATCTTTTAAATCCATTTCCTACCTCCTAAATCTCTGTAGATATATCTTTTTGCCCAAGTGATGTTCCATCAAATCTATCTATATTCTCAAGTGATTCTAAAATCTGCTTTTCTTTTAATCTATTCTCTCTATCGTCTTCCTCTTGTCTCTTATGTTCCTGATATGCTTTTACAGGATTAACAATTTTTTTATTGTAAAAAATACACATAAAAAATGCAAACATAAAAATGTTTGATATTTGTATAGTTAATATAATTAATAAAATTTCAATTAATTTCATAATCAAACTCCTTATTAAATAATTTCAATGTCTTCTCCATAATCACTATAATCCTCATTTTCACTTTGAAATTGTAATTGTGTATCATTTTGAATTATAATTTCATCTTCCATAAATACAACCTGTTCTATTATTCTGTATGCTATAGCTAATCCCATTACAAGGTCATCATGTTCTCCTTCTTGGGCTTCTGCTCTACCTTTTTCATTTTTTATAAACATTAGCATTTCTTTTAATGTATCACTATCATTTATAAGTTCAACTGTATCTCTTACTATTTTTACAAGGTTAGATATTATAACTGGTCTAGTAACGCTTGTAGTTCTAAAGCCATAAGATTTTTCCATTATTCCGCTGAATTTGTCTTCACGTTCTCTTATGTATAAGTTTGGATATCCTAATCTTTGCAGCTCCTTAATAGGGAAACTATCAAAATTACTTTCAATACCAATAAGTGCTTGCTTATAATACATTCCTAAACAGTACATTTGTTTAGAATACAAATCTGCATCCATTTGATGCTTCAATACTGCAACTTGTTCTCCAGTTTTTGCATCTAAAACATGTCCTGTAAAGAAATCAGAACCATCTCCTGCAGTGTCTCCACCTATACCATACTTCGTAATATGTGGTGTATTTGGAACTTTATATATTTTAATATATCCATTTGGATCATTTACCCATTTGATATTAGATATTTTGTTTTTCTTGTATGGTCTATCTGTATAATGATTAAGTGTTCCAAATGCTGGCAATGTGTCGTCATAATCATATTCAAAATAACCTATTTTCAATGGTTTAGGTGCTTCATCTATTCTTGCAATTATTTTATCTTTGTCAAAAACACAATTACCACTGCTTAAAAAAGCTTCATCTGCAGTGCATGGATACTCTTGTTTTATTAACTCCTTATTTAGCATTTTTTTGTATTTAGAATAGTACCACCACAGTTGTTCATCTTCTAAGTGTTTTACATATTTAAGCCACCTTAACCTTTCATATATCCAATCTTCTCTTGTATCAACTCTTTGCAAAAAGTTTTCTTTAGTTTGCTTACTTGCAAACTCAATTCTATATTCCTTAGTTCTCCACCACTCGTAGAAAACATTTATATGTGCTCCTGATTTCCACATCTCCCTAAAATCATTAAATCCATTTGCTGTCGTTTCAAAAATTTTAATAGAACTTTTAGTTAATGCTTCACCTAAGCCCGCTAATATGTTTGAAACACCATTTCTCCAGAAAGCAACTTCTGAACCATGTAGAAAATTAATTGTCCTTGATCTACCTACATCTTTTGTTGCAGTATCGGCTGACCAACTACTATTTAGCTTTTCAAATAATAATTGTCTCTTGTTGTTGAATTTTTCTGTTGGTTTTATGGCATCCGGCAATTGGTTATAAACATATTTTGCTTTATTTTGAAATATTGCTTCGGTATTTGAAGACTCATCAGCCAAAGTAATTCCTTCAAAATTTCTTTGAGTTATAGAACATGCAAGCTGATATGCAGTAATTGCAGTTGTAAAACCCTGTTGCCTTCCTTTTAGAATTAGAATTGATATATCTGTTATTTCTCTATTTTCAAAATCTTTCTTTGCCTTATTTAGAATTTTAATAAAATCATTTTGAACTTCATTAAGAAAAAAAGGAATAACATTTTTATCCTTGTCTACAACAACAAAAAGAAGTTCAATTAATTTTTCTGGATACTCTTGAACTTCACTTCTTAACTGTTCATTTTTTATTATTTCATTTGCAATTGCTTGTCTTAACTTTTTGTCTTGAAAAATGCTGTGTTTATTCTGCCATAAATCTTTTCTTTTTTGAATAAGTTCATCGGCACTATATATCAAATCAAATCCTCCAGTTTTACATTTACATCACCAGTATGTTCGACTTCTTGTTTATCCGACCAACCGAAATTGTTTTTTAGATTAAAAATAACACCTGTTGCAATGCTCTTTTTAAAAAGACAAGTTTCTACAAATTCTTCAATTCTTGTTTTGGCTTCTTCAATAATATTCGCATATTCTCCGACCATATTTTTTTTGATATTCAAGAAGTGTCTTTCTACTTAAACCAAGATGTCTAGCAAGTCCAGAAACAGTATATGGGATTCGCCCTTTGTTGCATATATCAAAGTATTCATCAATTAAAATTTTCATTTCTTCAGCATTTTTATACTTTCTATTTCCTCCAACAATAATACGTTTTTCATCTTCCCCCATATTCTCACTTCCTTTTGCACGCAACTTTTAAATTACATTTATCACAGTCTTTTTTGCGAGTTTGTTTATGTTTCTTTGTAAAAGCCAGCTTTGTATAATATTCTCTTACAATATCTTCTGCTAACGCACTACCTTTTTGTTTCATGTTTTTCCCTTTATACAAAGAATTGACTAGGATATTCTTTGTTTGTATTTTTAGAAAGAAGGTCATTATGAAACCATATATTAATTGCCTAGTATCATTAATATTAATAATAAAACAAAAATTGTGCTGAACATAATCAACACAATTTTCATTTTGTAGTCTTGGGCATGCCCTTTCGAGCAACTACTTACTTTTTGACTTGATACAATTTTAGCACATTTAAACCGAACAAAACGAACAAATATAAATTTTTTTTATTTTTTTTCAAAAAATCTATTAATTTTCATCCTAATAGAATCTGCTGTATATTTATTTTTACTAAATCTCTCGTTCATCGCGTGAGCAACTTGATTATAATTTTTGTTATCATAATAAACGTACCTTATAATTTGTCTTAATTCGCTATCTTCAACATAATTAAGATCATATTCAACTTGTTTTATTAATCTATCAATTTTACTTTCCTTGTTTCTAATTAATTTTCTATACTTCTTTTTTGCTTTTTGAAATTTAGGTTTCTCTAACCCCTCTATTTTGCAAGTGTGCTCTGTGTAAGGAAAATTCGAGCTACTTCCTCTAACACTGTCAACAACAATATTTTGAGGCTTGTCCTCAAGTTTCTGTAATCTTTTTCTTAGGTCCTGTAACTCAATGTGCATTGCACTTATTTGTGTTAAAACACCTTTATCCATTTGTTTCCTCCTTTATATACCCCCAATTTTTTACAGGTTTAATTTTAAAGCCTTTTTTACGTAATCTGCATATATTTACTCTTAATGTTTCTTTTGTAAAATATTTACTCATATTTTCGTAACTGCATTTGTTGTTTTTTAGTGCATTTAATATTCTAGTTTCTATTAAAGTACACATGTATTTACCTCCGTTATTTTATTTGTTTTTCAAACCATTAATATTATTTTTTTCAACAATGTTTTTTTCTTGTTCATCAGAGTATTTTTTCCAGCTTTTGATTTCTTTTTTAAGCCCTTTATTCTCGTTTTCCAGTTCGTTACATTTTATAACAAGCTGCTGTTTTCTAGCTAGTTGCTCGTTTCGTACTATATGTATACGTTTTTCTGCTTCATACATATTTTTATATCTTTTCACTTCTTTTAATACTCTTTTATAATCTTTTAAAATATCAATACTTTCCGTTAATGCTTTTATATCTGGATCACAGTTTATACACCAACCTCCAGCACATTCTATTATTTCTTTTTGTTCTTTACGAACTTTTAATATTAATTCTAATTGTTTTATTGTTTCTTCTATACTATTTTCTTTCACTTAAAACACCTCGATTTCTTCTGCTTTTTCTATACTAACAGTTTCACAAACTTTTAAATTAAAAAATTTAAATTTTTCTGTTGTTTTATAGCCATTTTTTAGATCTATTACACTCATTGTTTGTTTTAAATATTCAAATATCCATAAAGGTAATTTGATATATTTAGGGTAATTATTATACTTTGAAATATAATTATGTATTTTTTTATTAACAATACGCTGTAGTTCCAAATATTCAATGCTATATTTAGTTTTTCTTTTATTTATTTTTTCTTTCACTTAAAATACCTCCTAAACTCACTTATAAAATTATATAAATCTTTTTCCATATATTTTGGTATAGGATATTTATTTGCAATAACTTTACATGCATATAATCCAGTCGCATATCCTCTTGTTAAATAACAACAATCTTTCTTTTTTAAATTTATAACTAATGATTTTTCATGGTCGCCTTTATATCTAGGTATTTCCCCAATTTTTATTATTTCAGGATTTTTAAGTGTTCCATGTAATACTTCAAAATCGCAAAACTTCCAATTCTCTTTAACATTTTCATAAAACTTTTTTCTTTCTAAAAAAGTTTTATTATAAAATCTAGTAGTACATAACCAATCCATTATTTCTAAAATGATTTTAGGTAATACATAATAATTTTTAAATTGTTCTTCTTCCATAAGCTATTCCTCCTTTACTCTTTATCTAAATACTTTTCTATTCGTTCTCTTACAACTCTTCTTGTATCATCAATTCTTATTAAATGTATTATTGCTTCTTCAATTCTAAAATGTATTACTTTTTCATATTCAGTATTTTTATATTTTGGTTTCTTAACATATAAGCAAATCCTATTTTCACTTTCCTCTGTCTTAAAATCTAAATAATAAATACATCTAAAGCTATCTATAATTTCTTTAATTAATTTATCTGCGTAATATCTATCTAGTATTCTATGTATAATTTTATTCATATTACTTCTCCTCTTTTATTACTTTCATATCTTATTTACTCCTTCTACGTTTCTTTCCAAATTTTTGTCTTCTTCTTTCTTCTCTATTTCTTGGTTTTGGATTTTCAGCTTCGTATAATGCTTGTAATTTTAATCTTTGTTCTTCAGTTAATTTTATATCTGTGTATTCGTATTCCATATAGCTTATTTACTCCTTTCAAAGAACAAACCAGCGTATTCTATTATTTCCACGTCATATGTTTCAAAAATATAATCTATATCTTTTTCTATTGCGTATATTTCTCCATGTTCTACGACTAAGCCTTTCCCTTCTTTGCTGTCAGCAAAATCTCTTAGACCATTTGTAGTTTTTAATGTTACTTTAAAAATTTTCATACTTTATTCACTCCTCTCTCTTACAATATGTTAAACAAGTACAAGTATTATCAGCAGGTATAAATGTATCACTAGAACCATCAGCATAAAAACTAATAAGAGTATGGTTAGCTTTACATTTATAAGCTGGTTTGCCACCTATCGTAAAGTTTTTACACTTTGTTTTACTTCTAAATTTACAATCTTCCTTTTCACAAAACAACATATCTTATTTACTCCTTTACTACTAAATCTGCTTTGATTAAATCGTATAATTCATAAGCAATATACAACTTAGACCAACCACTATTTCTATTTCTTCCACTTCTTTTAAATCTACATCATCTCTTATTTTTAGCATATCTATTCTCCTTCTATCCCATTTTTACTATTGTTATTGAAGGTATTTCTATTCGTTCTTTTTCAAAAACACCCATGTAATTTCTATCATAAGCACTACATATATTTTGTTTATGTATAGGTATTTCTATATGTTGTCTATCTCCAATTTCTACTGTTCCAAATTCTTTTAATATGTTCATTACCCAATCTATCAATCTTTGATTTTCTTGCACTGTATTAGTTAATGCTTTTTCTAAATTATCTATTTGCTTACTCCAAATTCGTTCATTTTTTATATATCCTTCTATGTCACTATGAAGTTCATAATTTTCTTGTTCTAACTCTTTTATCTTCTTTTTATTAAATAAATCTAATTTACATTTATTCATCTTCTCCTCCTACTATCTTTAATATTTCTAATATGTAATATTCTTTATTAGGCTCTGCACCCCATTTTTCTTTGCCTTGTCCTACTCTTAATTTACACACACAGGTCATTTGAGGAGCATTATTTCCATATCCATTTCTAAATACTACCCTATAATAAATTTCTTTAAAATTTGAACATTCTAGTTCAATATTTAATTTTGCTATTTCATAATAATTTTCAAACCTTTTAGTCCAGTATGGCTTTATTTCTCTATATTCTTCCTTTTTCTCGCCACTTTTTATCATATCGAACCATTTTCGCTTTATTGGTAGAACTATCATATTTCTTCCTTCTTTCAATTATTTTTTTAATCTTTCTTACTAGAGTTTTACTCTTTAATACATCATCATATTGTATGTTTAATTTATATGTATTTTCTTTCTGTGCTTTACTTATGTTTTCCGCTTCCATTCTTACTAAATCAAACAGTCCAACTCTGTTATTGTCTATTATTATTACTTTTCGCATTTTTTCCTCCTACTTAAAGTTAAATCATTTGTATTCTTATCAAGTTCAAAAATTTTGATGTATTAATTTTGTAATAATATCTATACTTTTCTTGTATGTTTTTTATAGCTGGCTCAATTGCAAACCTCATTGTTCTTTCAACTCTAGAAATTGTTGAATTATGTTTTTTTGCAATAAATTCGTAAATAGTCATAGTTTCCCATTCTAATGTATTTTCTTTAATATACTCAATTGCATCAATAAAATAAGCTATTCCTTTACTATTTACATTAAAACCAAGCCCTATTAATTCTTGTTTTATTTCATCTCTATTATTCATCTTTCTCCTCCAACATTCTATCTAAATATCCGCTTCTGGTAACTCCACTCCATCACAGTTTTTACAGAAACTTTAACAAATGTGTTATCGATATCTTCTATACTTTTTGATATAAACTGTGAGCTTATAGTTTCTTTACTTTTTTGATTTTTTTCTTTACTTTCGCAAACTTCTTTTTTTGTAATATCTGGTATTACATTTTTAGACTGTATATCTAATTCTTTTAAAATAAATTCTCGCAATGTTGGTCTTTTATTGTATCCGTTTTCCTTCAAAAATGTTTTTATTATCCAAATATGTAACATCTAATAATCTTTTACTGTCATTATTTATTATATAAGTCTTTATTTTTTCTTTATCTGCAATTTTTCTAAATATTTTTTCTAAGCTTAAATTCTCTGCACACTCAAAAGTATCTGCTATGCTTAAAATTTCTTCGAAAGTATTATATGCTTTTTTAGTTTTGTCAAAATTGTATTTGTCGAGAATTTTTTCATACTTATTTTTCTTTTTCTCTTTTTTTATTATCTTTTCGTATTCATACTCATCTAAATTTCTATATTGCTCATATAGTCCGTTTCCTTTTAATCTTTCTAAAGTTTCTTTCACTTCATCTTCTTTTAAACCTATTGTAGTGTATAGACTTTTATCAACATCCCAATATTTACATAAATATATCTGGTTTTCTACACTTAATTTCTTCATTTTTCTGCCACCTCGCAACATTTCAAATCGTTTAATATTCTAGCTTTATATTTTCTGTTACTTTTGTCTTTCTCTAATGTTTCTATATTAGCCCTTGCTGTTTTTAATTCACTTAAAATTCCTTTTCTAATAAAACAATTTGCAAATCCTTGCATAGTTTTTATTAAATTTAATTCATCTTTGTATTTTCTTCTTTCAATTCTCACATTTCTCAAACTGTTGTACACCTTTATTCTTTGCACAGCGTTTAATTTACTTATTTCAATTTCATGTAGTAAATCTTCTTGTTTTAATTCTTCATTCTTCAGTAGCATTTGTGTATTTTTTTCTTCATCATCAAGACTTTCAAAAAATTCCTGCATATCTTTTAAAAATTCTTTATATTCTTCCAAACTTTTCATTTTATCCTCCCATTTTTATTTGTTCATTTTTATTTGTTCACCATTAGTAGTATTTCTATCTGAAAAAGCATCAATAAAATTTTCACATTCATATTTACCTTTAAAATTCACGTTTAGCAATAGATTACATCCAAAACACTTTGCACATTTTACTCTTTTTATCTCATGTTTTTTTGTCATTTTTTATTAATTCTCCTTTTTTTATTGTGTTTCTGTCATTTTGATTAATGCTTTACTTATCTTATATTTTGTAAAACTCACTGTTTTTCATATTTTACTAGAAATAACTTTATTTAATGGCTTTTTTATTATTCAGTTTACATTTTCTAATTATGTAAAAGTCGCTTTATTTTTTTATATTAAAAAACTTCAGTTCTTGCATCTTTTTGTTATTTCTAATTTGTGTAATTCCTATATACCTTAATGTTGTTTCCTGGTTTGAGTGATTTAAAATATCCATTACCAACGCTATATCTTTACCACTTTCCTTGTATAGGAAATACCCAAAAGTTTTTCTAAGAGTATGTGTACCAGTGTTATGTATTCCATGTCTTTCACACACACTTTTTACAATTTGATAAGCTCTCTGACGTGTTATTGGTCTCAATGTTTGCCTACTTCGAAAAACATATTCTTCTGGATCTTTATCAAAAGCATAATTATCTATTGCTCTTTTTAAATATGGATTCCAATTATAGCTTTTTTGCTTGCCGGTTTTCTGTTCTCTGATGTTATAATAATCTTTTTGCAAATCTTTAACCTTAAACAATAAAATGTCTGAAATTCTTAGACCGTGTGTATATTCCAAGCAAAAACATTAAAGCATTCCTCTCACTTTTTTCTTTCAGGTCGTTATAGATATCTTCTACAACAACCTTGTCTCTAATAGGTTCTACAAAGTTCATATTTCCTCCTATTTCGTTATATGTTCACCATTTTTCTGTGTGAATTTATCGCAATTTTCAAGAAGTCCCACCTGATTATTTGTTATAATACAAACATTGTGTTCGTCGCCCTTTATGTCAAATTGCTGCACTCTAAATTCACAATTTTCACAATTTAATTTTGCGTGCCAAGCCATTATAATCACCTCTTTTAAATTTTCATAGACATCAATTTGCAAAAAAGATTGTTTTGTGTATTGCTGTCTAAGCTTGCAAATTCTTTTGAATTTTTTATCTCTCCAATTCGTTTAATTTTTTCTGCATAACTTCCTGGAGAATTCTGCTTATATTTATTTAATAATAAAATAAATAAATTATTATTATATTCTTTCTCTGTGTCCGTTCTGTTGTCCTTTTGTTGTCCGTTCTGTTGTCCATTTTGTTGTCCTTCGAATTGATACAATGCCCATTTCTCAATACTTACACTTGTCCATTTTGTTGTGGAGCTTTTTTTTATCATGCCTTCGTTTTGTAAAGTTGACAAAAATGCTTTTACAGTCTTTCTATTCCAACTCCATTCCTCTGCTAATTTTAATTCAGATGTTATAAAACTTCCTTTTTTTATTGGAATAATTTTTCCATTTAAAAGTATTTTAGTATCTTTATAATTAGCTTTAAAAAGTAGTGAAATCCATGCTTCAAAAGGGCTGAATTTTCTTTTCTTGCTCCAAAGCCAATGTTCTTGTATTTTTCTATGTAGTCTAATCCATCCTTCCATATTTCCTCCTTTTGTGAAAAAAATCTAAGGTAATTATGCCATACCTTAGATGAAACTTTTTCCAAATTCTTTAATAAATTCTTCTCTTGTGTGAGTCTCCTCAAACTTCTTTTGAGCTGTTTTATGTAGCCAGTTTTCAAAATTTCTAATATTAGAATGATCATGCCTGCAAACAGGAATAACTAATTTATGTTCAATACTTTTTTGCCTTCTACAACCTCCAAAAATCTCATGTATATCGCATTTTTTTGAACCACATATATAACATCTTTCCATATTATCTGTTAAAATACTTTCCCTTTTCTTTTCCTTATAAGCTAATTTATTGGTCTTATTTTTTATTTGCACCTTCTTCTTAATTTTAGGTGAACCCTTTGGAAAAGCAAAAGTACTATAATCTATACTCATTTTTTTAATTATCCCCCTTGCATTTTTAGAATTAATTTGTTATAATTTATTCAGTTTTCTTATTTGAGTTGCTTAATCAATCTTGGTTGGCAACTCTATTATTTTGCCTTTTTCATCATTGTCAATAAAACTATCTTCATCGATAATATTCATTTCTCGCACACAAATAGCCTTAGCTTCTGCTTCATCACCACTGTTCAATGCAATTAAAATATTTTTATAGTTTTCGTAATGATACTCATTTGCATTTTTTCTATCTTGCTCAGACATAGTAACACCTCCTATTATTTCATATATTTTTTTACTGCTAATACAAATATAATTAGCAAAGTTAATGTCTTTAATATAACTTGTCCAGTTAATTTAGTTCCTAAATCTAATGCTCCAACTTGTCCGTAAAATCATCCAAAAACTAAAAATTGCTATTATTTTTCTCATTTACACTCACTCCCTTATCAATTTTTTCTAAAATCTTGTTCACTACTTCAGCGCCTATGTCTAAACCCATACACCAATACCTTACAGCCTCTTTATCAGCAATTTGTTTAACACCAGTGTGCTTAATTCTCGGAAAATCTTCTGCATTAAACATATTTCTTGCTGTCGCCTCGCCGAATCGGTAACACTTTCATTAAGTCAAACGGTGTAATAACATCTGGCAAATCTTCCCATTTTGACATTTATTTCACCTCCTTTTTTTATACACTTATCGTGTCGTTTGAAGTTAAAAAAATTTTATCATCTTCTGTACCAAGTATTTTTTTTATTTCTATAATACATTTAAAACTAGGATTTCTATATCCTGTTTCATAGTTTGCGTAGGTTGCTCTTTTTATATTTAATAGCCTAGCCATCTGTTCCTGCGTAAATCCTTTTTGTTTTCTTAATTTTATCAATTTATTTCTTGGTCTGTATTTATTAATCATTTCGCCCTCCTCCTTTGATACTTTACGTGTCTGTGCCATTATATTATCATAAGATACTTAACGTGTCAAGCATTTTACGAAAAAATTTTATAATTTTTATTTTAATTGCCTGCAGCACTTGCTATTACTGCTTTTTCTCTTTTAAGTTTTTTTCTGTTGACACTTTTCGTATATTTTATGTAAATTGCTTCATTTCGTGTCTTTGTTGTGTTATAATGATATTGGAGGTATCATTATGGGATTCAAAGAAAGATTCACTCAATTGCGAAAAGAATTAGGATTAACGCAAGAACAATTAGCTGAAAAATTAGGAATGGGATACACAAGAACTGCTATCTCTGCTTGGGAAGTTGGTAGAAACGAACCATCTAATAGCGATACTGTTAAAATTGCAGAATTTTTCGGTGTTTCAACAGACTACCTATTGGGTAAAACCGATATAAGAAATATAGAAGATGAATTTAAAACAATTTATAGCAAAGAAATAGAAGGATTAACTGAAGAAGAAATTAAAGAAGCTCTGGAGTTTTATAAAGTGATAAAAAATAGAAGGAAAAAAGAAAAATGAAAACACTGTTCTTTAAAATATTAATAACAATAATTGGTTTAATATACTTTATTTCTATTCTTTTAGGTTTTTCAAATATTTTAGAATTTATAGGTCTAAAAAACTCTGGAGGTTTATTATCTTTAATGCTTACTGGATGTTCAGCTGCTTTTATTGGAATAACAAGCATGAAAGAAGAACAACAGAAAAAGACGAAATTGCTAAATATCGCCAAACATATCTATTGTTTGGATTACACTAATTTAAACAATATTTCAAAAATAGATTTTGATAGTAATTTTAATTTAAAGGTTCATCTGAAAAATGGATTAAAATTAAATTTACCCACTTGCGATATTCCTAAAACTCAGGAAGAGTTAAAAAAATTAGATAATAATATTATAAAGCCGTAG